TGATGTGTGACTCCAGCAAAATAAGAGTTTGAGGGTTATTTTTTACTAAAACCGATGTCATCAATGCTTGGTGTGCATCAATGTGAGCCATATGATTTTGTCCTCTGAAAGCTTGAAGCTGTTGACCTAAAATTGCTTTTGAATTTTCATTACCAGGGTCTAAAGGTTGTGGTTGTTGAGGTGGTGGTAATATAGCTGTAATATCTTTGACACCAAGAGCCTCATACATACGTCTATATGCTTCATACATATTATGAGCTTGTGGGTTTGCCTGTGCAAGTTGTAATTGTGTTTGTGCCAACGTAACACGTTGAGACATAGAAAATATATTTGGATCACTGACAGGCATGATGTCAACTCTGTCATCAAAATCTTGTTGTTTAATTAATTCAAATCCTTGTTCACCAGCTGGTTTGTAAGGATAAGTGGGTGATAAAGATTCTTTAAAAATTCTTGCAAGAATATTAAATTCTACTTTTTGTGCATAGTGTAATCTTTTGTGAATGGCACTCATTACTTTTGTGCCTCTTTCCATCAATGCCATTGTTGTGCCAACAGGTGCATTAGCTGCAACGCTGTCACCAATCTTTTGATCAGCTACTGTTGCAAATCTTGTTCCTGCTTCAACAACAAAACCAAGTAATTGCATTAATGTTGCACTTGGTTCTTTGTAAGGTAGTGGCATCAAGCCAGCACGTAAATCACCACTAGGGGCATCTACATCTCTAAACTCACCTGGCTGTAAGGGATTATCATCATCACGAATACGAAGACCTCTTGCTTTAAAACCAGCAGGTAAGTTGGATAATGTCCCTGCATCTATTAATTGTCTAAGAGCTGCTGTTGCAGTTCTAGATAAACCGCCGAGCATGTGAATAAGGCCAAAGCCATAAAAACCCATGCCAGGTAAAAACTTGTAATGTACAAAATATTTATTTTTTGTTTTAAGAGGATCGTCCTCTTTATAATTTCTATATATTGATAATACCTGCGAAGATCCTTCATCAATTGTAACTATGTAAGGAACTTTAATACCATTATCCTCATCAATACCTTCAATATTTAAATCTACATGAACTTCCAATAATGTGTATTCATCATCTTCACCTACTTTTTTAACACCTTCAATTTCTCTTTCTTTATTTAAAACTTTGTCTTCTTTGGAGGTGTATTGTAAATCTACATCTCTGTAAAAACCTGCTACTTGCTGTTTTAAAACTTCGTTCTCACTCATCTTAACTTGATGAGTTATGCGTTCACAAGAACTTAAATCTGTTGCAGAATAAGGAACAACTAAATCATCCGCTGATACAAATTTTGATACTGCTCTTTCTAGACCTGCATCATAGTAAACTTTTTTAAAAGCAGAGCCTGCTAGAGGTAAATGAAATAGCATCTGATCAAGCTCAGGATCATACTCCTCCATCACATGACAGATTTGATAATTCATAAATTCTTTTACACGTTGTGCTTGTTCTTCCTTTTGTGGAGTATTCTTACCAATAATCATTGTGTTGACAGGCCCTCCAGCAGGTAAAAGTTCTTTGTAACCTTGTGCTTGAAACTGTGTTACTGATTCAGCAAGCAAAGGATGTGTTACACCGCTTGCACCTTGAAAAGGTTCTGATCTTTCTGTGTATTGAAACCCAAGTAAGTCTAACCCTTTTCTATAGCCTTGTTCCCATTGATCTCTTGATGCTTTATCTCTATCATACTTATCTAACAAATCATTTGCTATGTTTGTTAATACATCTTCACTAACAAACTCTGCTAAGTTGGAATCAAATTCTTGTTCTGTGGTTTCTTCAACGTCACCAACAATTGCTGATCCATCTTCTAACATAGTCGCTTCACCCAGCTCTTCGTTTGCGATATTTAAGGTAACTTGTTCTACTCTTGGATCGTTGGGATCCATTTCCGCTAAAATTCTTTTATCAATCGCCATATGGTAATAATATCTCCTCGTTTACATAGCCACCCTTAGCCATGTATGCTTTGAATGCTTCTGCCATTGAAGGTGTCAATTCTATACCAAAACTATCAGTTGTGTCAAACCCTTCGGCTCTTTGTACTACAACCTTTCTGTCTGAATTTGCGATTATATCGTTTGCAATAGCATCAGCTTGTCTACCTGTGTTACCAGATCCTAGTATTTCACCTGTATTTCTATCAACAACATTAAATACTTCTGCTGATCTATCTCCTGTTCTAACTGGCAATACCTCCAATGGTACATTGTTCTCTCTAGCAATTCTTTTTAAAATTTTCTCTATCTCACTTGTGTAGTGTTTACCTGATTCTGTAACAACGTCCGCTCCTGGTCCACCGTAAAACTCGTACATACCAACACCTGGATATCTTGAGCTTGCAATATCACCCTCCATACCAGCACTTACCCATGATTGTATTCTTCTCTCTTTATCTGCTGCTCTATCAGCTGCAGGGGTAGCAGTTGTTCCTTCATGACTGTATCTTCTTGTAACCAAATTAGCTGGCGTTACAGCATAGTAATCTGTAGCATTAGGATCTTTAAGAACAAACTTTCTGTAAGCTGCTTCATAAATATCTCTTTTGATAGAAGCATCAGCCCACTGACCACGTAGTTTAAATGGTAAGTTTGGAAATAAATATCTGTTTAAATCTAAATTTAATTTTTGTGTTAAATTATCTAAAACATCTGCCTGTTGGAATTGTACTTTTTTAGCGGCCTCGATCATAGCGTCCGTCATTTCAGGGACAGGCGTATTAGCTAATTCACGAAGTTGATCTTGTAAAGACATTAATTGATCGTACTCTTGTTTTAGAGCTGCAGCACTTGGTAGACTTTCTCTAAATACATGTTTTCTATCCCCAAAATATGCTAATAATTCTTTTTGTATATCGTTATCTATTTTATCTAATGGCACATTGTTGTCAGCCATGTATTTAACTTTAGCTGCAAGTTTGCCCGCCATTTTTTGTGATGCTTGAAATATGTCAGATTGTATTTCGTCTGCGAACGTTACCGTCTTGCCACCATAAGCGCCGCCAAGATCACGGTCCGAGAGCCGTGACCAAGCAATCGTGTACGGTTCTTCCCAGTTATGCTGTGACACACTACCAGGCACGCTTCCTGGATCTCCACGTAAATCTTTTGGATCTACAAACAAGACACGTTCCCTACTAGTATTTGGTATTTCTCCAGATTCTTTATAACCAGAATATTTTAAACCTCTTTGTTGACCGTCTAAAGTATCAGATAAAAACCCGTAACCTTTTGATTGTACAAAACGAACTGGTGATTCTCTAAGTACACCTATCAGTGTTTCTCTAGTGATTGGCATATTCTTTTGTGTCAAACTGTCGATGACTCTTTCTATTTCTGAATCTAAAACTTCTACCTTACCAATGTTTCTTGCTTGCATGTAATCAAAGAATGCTTGTTTATCTTTAAATACTTTTGGTCCTTGTAATAATTCTGCTTCCATTTGTTGATAAAATATCTGACCTGGTTCTTGTTTAGTTAAAGGTGTTAAGCCATCGGCTGTATCATCTATAACTGCTGGTAGTCCTGGTGGCTGTTCTCTCGTTCCAGGTAAAATATTTTCAACGCCCATTTGTATTCTTTCTTTACCTTTACGAACCCAATCAGGAACATTGTTTAAAATGTATTTAATACCTTCACCTTTACCACCCGCTACTTCAACAGAGTAATCGTCTAAAAAAATATCGTCTCTTGCATCAAGAACATCTAAGTTTCTTTCTAAATCTGGTTGACCACCTGTAGATAATCTTGTCTGTGCGTAATCTCGATTTTCTAAAAACTCCATAGGCATGTCTTCTCCCATCAAACCGCCATCTGCTTTGGGAACATACACGTCTGTTGCAGGATCCTGGTCTTGCACTGGTTCAGTAGGACGAGTTGCAGCTTCAGTGGATTGTTTTAAACCCTCTTGTGCCTCTTGAAAATTTTTAGGTAGACTTGAGTAACCATATGTAAACCCTGCTGCAGGCACACCAATGTTAACAGCGCCTGCTAATATTTTTTTTAATTTACTTGTATCTAATTTTCTTAACTTTAATAATTGATATGGAGTAAACAACAGCATTACTTCAGCTGCTGTTAATCCCAATGTTCTAGCAGCGCCAACAACTTTTCCAAATGTGCTATCTGCTTCTATAGTATATTTTTTGTCTGAGAAAAAACCTGTTGGATCTAGATAAAGAGTTGTATCATCCTCATCTGTAAACATATTTTGATATGCATTACCAAGATCCTCGCCAAAAAAGAAATCAAATACATCAAGTGGTCCAGTTACAAAATTTACGTATTTATCAAAATCACTTACCCTTGATCTATCTAACGATTCCTGTTGTTGCACTATTTGATTAAATTTTTCTTCATCTCCTGAACCAAGTGCCTCAAGTCTTTCTAACTCAAGGACGTCTTGAGCTTTGTCTATATTTTGATTTACTGTATCCATTTTTGATCTGATAGAATCAGCAAGATCTCCAGGCGCCTTCAACATATTTCCTATTGTTACTGGAACAGCTCTTGCAGGATTACCGTCAAGTTCTTCGTCTACAAATGTTTGTAAACCACGGTCAAAAGATTCTGCTTTGTCTTGTAAGTAATCCATCATGCCTGAATCTTCTTCAGGCTCACCAAACTCAACAGTTATGTTTGGTCTTATTTCACCGCCTTTATTAAAACCTGGTCCTTGTGCTCCTTGTTTTATTCTTTCATTCATATCTGCAGTATAAAGTCTATCTTCAGGTTGTGCCATGTAAAAATCAACTTGATCGTCATACATCTTTGCTACCTCATCAGGTGTTCTAGCTTTACCAACTCTGCCGTATCCAACGTCAGTAACAATGCCCTCAAATTCTAATTGTTTACCTATGTCATCTACTTGATCAGTTATTGTTTGTCTCACACCTGGAGTAAGATTATCACCTGCCAGTAATGATTGTAAATCTCTTAATTTTTTATCATAAAAATTGTATTGTCTTTGATTGGACTGTAAAGGAGCTAAAAATAGATTGTCTATGTCTAAAGCTAATTTGTAATTGTCAGCAACATCAGTGACATGTGCTAAGCTTACATTATCAACAATATCTGTAGTAAGACCTTTATCTCTTGCTTGTTGCACTCTCTTTTGAATTTTTAACTTTCTATTTATCAAATCAAATATCTGAGGCATTGTTTTTTTATTTGTATTTTTTAAAACATTAGCTGTGTTTTCAGCTGCAATTTTAGGGTCAACACCTGCAATAATTTGTTTGTTAATCATTCTGTTTATTTGTTGATTTAGATTAGTGCCTATGGGTGTGACTAGCTCGCCCTTGGGCACAAACTGTAAAACTTGATCTTTAAAATTTTTAATATCCTTGTATCCTTGACTTGTTTTATCTAAAACTGTGCCATCGCTCCATCTTACTTCTCCTGGAATATAATCTGCTACATAATCAGATGACCTAGGTTTATTTAAAGATTGTTCGGTCCCAGGATCAAACTGCCCAATTTTATCTGGAAATTGTTCTCTAGAATCATAAAATAATCTTTTAAATTCTTTTAAATCTCCTGTAACACCTGAAATTCTTTTTTCTGCATCATACCCTACTTGTGTAAAATAATTTTTTAAAAAATTACTATTGTCTTGCACATATTTAAAAAAATCTTCTCTTGAAAATGATCTACCTAAAGGTTCTTGATTATATAGGTTTTTAAATTCTTTTCTGTAATTTTCTGTAACGTTTGCAATGTCTTCTAAAACATAGGTATAAACATAACCTGGATTGTCAGCTCCTTGTTCATATCCTTTCATATTAAAACCTTTGTTCTTTAGAATATTAATTGTATCTTTGTTACTAATAATATCCTCTGGTCTTAATAACCTTGCGTCCAACATGTTTTTTTGAATTTTGTTTAAAGAATCAGATTTTGATTTTTGTATAAAAGAGTCATAAATTAAAGCAAATTTATCGTAACTTTCTTTGTCTTTACTTTTGTTTTTTATAACATCAGAAAAATATTCTAAAAAATCATTATAATCCTCACTTGATGTTGGTTTTTTGCCCTTTGTTAAATTTCCATATATTTTTTGTTGTAACTCTAATGCTTTACCAAAAGAATAATCTTCATCGATGTAATTTCTTATTTGTTGTTCTCTTCGTTGAACAGCTTCTTGATAAAAATTTTTTCTTGCTATCTGTTGAGATTCATTTTTTCGGGAACCCTTTTTATACTTTACACCTTCTAAATCAGCTTGCCTGTTATATTTATTGGTAAAAACATTTCTTACTACTTGATCAGTGTCTACAGGATCGCCTCCAAGTCTTTTAAGATAATCAGATCCTGTTTCTAAATAATCACCAATTTCATCAGAGAAGTCATCGATAAGTTCTCGACCTTTTTTAAATACCTTGGGTATATTAACCATAATAAGATCTACCTGCTCCAACT